ATGGAATGGGTAAAGAAGAATATTCTTAAGCAGACTGACGAAGATATTGAAGAAATTAACAAACAGATATCCGAAGAACAACAAGCTATGGCACCTGCTGTTGATGAGAATGGTAATCCTGTTCAAGATCAACAGCAGCAACTACAACAGCCACAACCACAGCAATCACAAGCTCAGTTGGCAGCGGCAGGTGGAAATCCACCACAGCAATCAATGGTAGACAATAGTGGTAAGAATCTAGGTGAGACAACTGAAGAGATGCCTTCTAAGTTTGAGTTGAGAGCTAACGAATTGGAATTTTTAAGATGAGAAAAAGACTATCAGAAGACTTAAATCTTGCTCTACAAGAACCATCTTCAAATGCGGCTGAACAAGCTCAGAAGATGGGTCTTCAGTATGTTGGATTCGGTAGATACGAAGATCCGAATACACAGCAAGTTACACATATTGTTCAGAATGATCGTCTTGTTCCATTCAATAGAGCAATTAAAACCAACTCATTTAAGCAGCAATCACAAGATGACTATGGTGCATTTGTTAAACAGATGATGCCAGATATTCAGAACACTCAGGCAGTTCTTATTGATCAGTACAAGCCTGAAATGTTTACTCCTGAAGAACTTGATGCAATCGAAAGTTTCACAGGTCAAAAGTACACAGAAGTGAATGATGTTCTGTTGTCTCTTCCATCTGGTATCAAAGCTGACAAGATACAACCTGAGTTTGATGGAGACGATAATCCATCTATTATCTCAGCACTCGACTCAGCTCTTAACAAGACAAGAACACCAGTAGAGTTCTACACATATGTAGGATTAGGAAGTGACTACAATGTTGCAGACTTCTTGCCAGGCACAGTGTTTTCAATGAAGGGATTCAGATCAACAACAATCAATCCTAACGTTGCGTTAAACACTAACTCAAGAGTAAGTAAGACATCGAACAGACAACAGACTGTTCTACTTCAGATCAAAGTTAAAGAAAACTCAAGAGGCTTGTTTGTAGAAGACTTCTCATCTACACCTGGTGAGTCAGAGTTTATCTTACCAAGAGGATCAAAGATTAAAGTATTGTCTGGTCCTTCAAAGCTTGTTGGTAGTAACAAGTTTACAGGTAATAACAATCTTGAAGTTCTATATTTCACTTGTGAAACTGCAAATAAATAAGTATATTCGACTAAGGAGTATCAACTGATGTATATCAGAGAAGCAATACAGAATATTTTAGAACAAGACCTCGATCTTATGAGAGAGAATCTAAAAGTTGCTATTACTGAAAAAGCAGTTCAGAGTCTTGAAGAGAAGAAGGTCCAGATTGCAGAAAACTATTTTGGACATTCTAATTACTTAGATTCTGAAGACGAAGAGTAATGAAAATGAAGAGCATCAAGCAGATCAGAAAAGATAACGATGAAAGTTCTAAAGAGAAGAGCATGATATCTTCTCTATGTGAGAATGGTTTGCTTGATGCTGATAAAGCTATCTTTTTCGAAAGAGCTTTAAACAAAGATGTAGAAAAGCTCACTATCTCTGAGAGAAAGATTCTTAAGAGTGTTGTTGAGTCATTGATGATTGAGAATCATTCACGACTAAACTCGGTAGACACTGAACAACTTGACGAGTCAATCAAAAGAGATGTTAAAGACTATCTTGCTAAGTATGATCCAACTGTCGGTGGTAATAAGTTTCCTACTGACAAAGACATGCCGCAAGTTCTGATTCTCAAGAGAAAAGCAATTCGCATTTATCCAGACAATCAGAAAGTAGCTCTTTACTATTCAGATGCACTTAACAAGTATGTCACAATACCTTTTGGTGCTATTGGTATCAATGAAAGATATGAAGCAATAGCTAATAGAGCAGAAAAAGAGTTAGCACCAAAGAAAATTCGTGGTCGAGAAGTTCGAGGTGATATGTCTCGATTTGTCGCTAAGAATATTCCAGTAGGTAGAGAAAAAGATCCAGCACTTCTCGATGCAATGGAAAAGAAGTTGGGTTATAGACCTGATCTTGCTGGTGCACAAAACGCTAACATCGATAAGACAAATCTACCATTCTTCTCTAAGCTAGGTCTGAAACACGGTGCAGCAGTAAGAAGATTCGTTCTTTCTAAGAAGAAGAGATCATCAACTCCTTCAGAAAATAAAGGAACTGAGAGTCCATCTGTCGCTTCAGCACCAGAACCTGCACCAACACCAACTTTAGACAAAAAAGGTAGAAAGCTTAATAACAGACAAAAGAGTGTGTTAGCTGATCTTAATAAGAGACAGCCAACAATACAGTCTTTTAAACAAAAAGCAAAAGACATTTCACTAAGTGATGAAGAAAGAAGCAAAGCAGCTACCAGTGCTAGAAAGTTGTCATCTCAGAGACTATCTGACAAAAAGAAAGTCGGTCTTAGAGAGAGTTTTGTAGAGAAGCTAGATGAAAAACGAAACATCAATGAGTTTTTAGGTAGACTAGTAGGAACGGCAGCTAGGACTGGTGCTGGTAAAAATGCGATTGAAAAAGGGACTGAACTTCTCAGTGATTTTTTTAAAAGGGCAGCAAAAAACAAGAAGCCAGATGCTAAACCAGCTGATAGAGTTCCAGATACTGGGCCAGAAGCACCAAAACCAAAGACTGAGCCAAAACCTTCTGATAAGCCAGAACCTGTTCCAGCTAGAAAGCCAGACTCTAAGCCAACAGGAAGACCCACAAGAGGATTGAGAAGACTTTTTGGAAGATTGCCTGGTGGTAATGATCCTGGTGGAAATAATGATGGACCAGGTTCTCAGGCACAGTACTCAAAAATAAGTGAGCCTGTAAAAGCACCAGAGTTCCGTAACGAGCCAGTATCAAAGTCAAGAGCTACAAGATTTGATCCTGAGTACTCTGTGAACATCAAACAAACTCGTGCATTGCAACAAAATCCTTTTGGTACACAACAGCAGAATGTTGTTAAAGAGTTGTATGATGTTAAAGGTAAAACTGAACTAAATATAAATGGAAATAGCGTCGTAGTCAATGAAGTGATAGCTGAAAAGCTAATCAAGCTTCATGAGTCTTTGTCGCAAGAAAACAAGTTTAAAATGGAATCTATGTTGAACGAAGATGTAGATTCATTCAGAAAAGTTTTAGAATTTGCAGTAGGACAAAAATAACAATGCCAAACTTAATCAGACAACACAATCTCATCGACAACAATAAAAGAGCTTTGATCAAGTATGTTATTGTTTCTGATGGTACAAACGAAGCTAATACTAGACTTGTTGATGCTTCCATGCTTAGGTTTTCATTAAATACTAATGGATACATTATGACTGGAAACACAAATTCAAGAAGCAACTACAGAACAACCATTAAGAGAATTTTTGGTAATGCTATTACTGATGGCTATGTAAGACTTCAGTGGGAAGGTACAACGAACAGTGAGATCGTAGTTTTCGGTTCTGGTGGTTTCGATTATGACTTTCAAAGCACATCAGGCGATGTTGCAGTGTTCACAAACCCAGAAGCAAGTCCTACAGGTGATGTTCTCATCTCTACTAAGGGGCTAAATGCAAACTCAGCAATGACATTTTTCATTGATATTAGAAAAGATTCAAGAGATTACGACGCAGGACAGACCGCTGATCCAGTCGCTTTCAATAGAGGATCAGCAGCACCATGACAAAAATCATAGAATCAATCATCAATAAAGATTTTTCAACAGCAAGTGAGCTTCTTGAAGATAGAGTTACAAATATCGTAGAGAAGAAGCTAACAGAAAAAAAGAAGATGATTATGGCTGAAATGTATAGCGGTGAAGGTAGATTATCTTCTGTAAAAAAGCTATACAGAGGTCTAGCTGAAGATGATGTAGATGAGAGCTTACTGAAAGTTTCTAGAAAGTCAATGAAACTTAAGACACCAATAGCAAGAGCTAATCAGAGTCTAGAAGAAGAACATTCTTTCGTTCTCAAAGATAAGAAAACAAAAGAAGTTGTTGGTACATATAAGACCATGGAAGACGCCGCCTCAGCACGAACTAAAAAAGGCGGAACTAAAGAAACACATGGTATATATAAGCAGAGACATGCCGGTGCTCTAAAGAATAGAATGTCAGAAGATGCATCAGAAGAAAGTTCTATGGCTCGTTCTGAGCTTCAAGCTATCACAAAAGACGCTAAGATCATAATGTCTAAGATTAAAGGTAATAAAGAACTTGAAGCTTGGACTCAATCAAAGATTACAAAAGCAGCAGACTACATGAATGCTGTTGCGGATTATATGGAAGGTGATAAAGAAGAAACTCTTGAAGAATCTCGTGTTAATATCGTAAATCTTCGTGTTCGTGGTGGTAAGATTCAGCGTCGCCAAAAAGTTTCTGGTGTTCCTGGTATGACATTTCGTGGTGGTAAACTAGAGAGAATGTCAGCAGCCGAACGTCGCCGTCGTAAGCTTGGTGCTATGAAGGCTGCAAGAAAATCAAAAGCAAAAAAATCACAGACACTTCGTAAGCGCAAGATATCGCTTATGAAGAGACAGAGATTAGGACTATGAAGTCTTTCATTTATCGATGGACTAACATTATAACAGATGAATACTACATCGGTGTCCATAAAGGAACACCTGATGACGGATACATTGGATCAGGAAAGAAATTTAGAGCTAAATATAACAAACATCCTAGTGATTTCGTTCGAGAGATAGTTCAGTTTTGTAACACTTATGAGGAAGCTCTACTTATTGAGTCAAAACTTGTAACATTAGAAACATTAAAAGATTCTAAATGTCTTAATCTAAAGCCTGGAGGTCAAGGTGGTGGTCTTCCAGATTGGAATCAAAGAATAGATCGTAAATGTTTTGTCGCAAAAAGACGCGAAAATGCTGAAAAGCTAGGTTTGAGTTACTGTCAACATCGAATCGGATATAAGTTTGATGATAATCAGAAAGCTATAATGGCAGAAAAAGCCAAGAGAAGAAAAAAAGTTGAATGCCCTCATTGTAAAAAGTTGGGACCAAAACCACAGATGAGTAGATGGCATTTTGACAGTTGCAAGGAGTTACAACGTTGAAGTTGATAGCAGAAGAAGTACTAGAAGTTCAGTATCTAGTTGAAAGAAACGAAAAGACTGGAGAAAAAGAATATGCAATCGAAGGCATATTCATGCAGGCTGAGAAGAAGAACAGAAACGGTAGAGTTTATCCTCAGCATGTTCTTTCAAAGGAAGTACAAAGATATAATCAAGATTACGTTCAGAAGAACAGAGCATTTGGTGAACTAGGTCATCCAGATTCACCAACAATCAATCTAGATAGAGTGTCACACATGATCACAAAGCTCTATCCAGATGGCAATAACTTTATTGGTAAAGCCAAAATATTAGATACTCCTAACGGAAAAATTGTGAAGAGTCTTTTAGATGGTGGAGCAAGCTTAGGTGTGTCAACAAGAGGCGTAGGGTCTCTTAGACCACAAAGTGGTTTTCAGCTTGTTCAAGATGATTTTCATCTAGCTACAGCGGCAGACATTGTAGCTGATCCTTCAGCACCAGATGCTTTCGTGAGAGGTATTATGGAAGATGCTGAGTGGGTTTTAACAGCTAAAGGATGGATGCCTGTCCATCAAGAAAGAGCTAAGAAGCTAATCAAAGAAGCTTCTAGAAATGAGATTGAAGATGTTGCTCTAAAAGTTTGGAAAAGTTTCATCTCAAAAATTTAAATAATATAAATAATACTGAAAAAAGGAGTAATCTAATATGGGTAAGTCACTTACTGAAGTAGCAAAGAAAATTTTGTCAGAAGGTGCATATTCTTCTGTAACACCAGACATGCTTGGAAAGTTTGATCGTGATGCACATTCAATGACAACTGCAAAGTCTTCATTGAAGCCAAATGCTGGTTACAATGAAAAGCAGTTTTCAAATCCAGGTTCAATGGCACCAACAGCACCAGATAATTCTGTTGAAGATTTAGGTGCAGCACTTGTCAATAATACAGATACACCACCATCTGCAAAGGCAGCTGGAAAGATGGGCAAGGACACAAGCGGTTCTTCACAGTCTCGTAAGGGTGCTTTAGCTGCTGAAAAGTCAAAGAATCAAGCTGAAGTTATGGAAGAAGATGTTGAGCTTGACGAAGAGCAGATCGATGAGGACATTGAAATCTCTGAAGAACTAAGAGAGTTCATCGAACAGAAGATGTCTGAAGGTCTAACTGAAGAAGAAATCGCTGTTGCAATCGATGAAAACTTCGAAATCGTTGAGTCTAAGTATGAAGACGAAGACGAAGAAGAAAAAGATGAAAAGCACATGAAAGAGATGAAGAATTATAAAGTAGACATGTCTGAGCATGTTGAAGCTCTCTTTGCAGGTGAAGAACTATCAGAAGATTTCAAGATGAAGGCAATTGCAATCTTCGAAGCTGCTGTAAAGCAGAAGGTTCAAGAAGAACTCGCTTCAATCGAAGAAGCATATGCTGAGACACTTGAAGAGCAAATTGAACAAATTCAAAATAGTCTCACTGAAGATGTAGACAACTATCTAAACTATGTTGTTGAGCAGTGGGTATCTGAGAATGAAGTTGCTATCGAAGCTGGTCTTCGCACAGAACTAACAGAAGAATTTATCTCTGGTCTTCGCAATCTATTTGCTGAACACTACATTGACATTCCAGAAGATAAGGTTTCTGTAGTAGAAGAAATGGCTGAAAAAGTTGCGGAGCTTGAAGTTAAGCTCAATGAAGAAATTGACAGAAATGTAAATCTGACTACCGCTTTAAATGAGTCAGCACAGAATGAAATTGTATTTAATGCATGTGTTGGATTGACAGAAGTACAGGCAGAGAAGCTAAAGTCTCTTGCTGAAGGACTCGACTATTCATCAATCGATGAGTATGAAAATAAGATCAACATTCTAAGAGAGAGTTATTTCAACAGTTCAGTGAGAACAGAAAATGTTCTAGACTCGAACAATGTAGACTCGTCTGGAAACATGTTGAATGAGAGTCTATCAGGTCCAATGGCAGCTTATGTAAGAACTCTAGGAAAAACACTTCCAAGATAAAGAAATTATAAATAGTAATATCTAAAATTTTCAAAGGAGAAAATAAATGTATCTAACGGAACAACTAGAAAACAAGTGGTCACCAGTCCTTGACCACGATGGTCTAAATCCAATTAAGGACAACTATCGTCGTGCAGTTACAGCAATGATTCTTGAGAACCAGGAACGTGCTATGGCTGAAGAGTCACGTCAGCTTAACGAAGTTGCACCAACAAACAACTACGGTGGTGGCAACATCAGCGCATACGATCCAATTCTTATCTCATTGGTTCGTCGTGCCCTTCCAAACCTAATTGCATATGATATCTGCGGCGTTCAGCCAATGACAGGTCCAACTGGCCTTATCTTTGCTATGCGTTCAAAGTATAGAACACAGACAGGTACAGAAGCTCTATTCAACGAAGCTAACACAGCATTTGCTGGTACAAACTCTCTCGGTGCAAACGGTAACGTTCGTGGTTCAATCTCAAACACAAACCCAGTATTTGCACTAAGTGATGACGACGTATTCGGTTACGGCCGTGGTATGACAACTGCACAAGCTGAAGCTCTTGGCGACGTTAGTACAAACCAGTTCGCTGAAATGGCTTTCGCTATCGACAAGGTAACTGTTACAGCCCGTAGCCGTGCGCTAAAGGCAGAGTACACAATGGAACTCGCTCAGGATCTCAAGGCTGTTCATGGTCTTGATGCTGAGACAGAGCTTGCAAACATTCTGTCAACAGAAAT